CTCCCTAGTCCCCCCCACTTCGCAGTGGGGCTATGAATCGATGCACAACTCTGTGTGCCTGGCAAGATGCAAATTTTTATGGTTTTGAGCCAATGCCGAAGCTACCTATGGCGAGGATCGAGTGGGCGAACCACCCGGTTTTATAGAAAACCATTGATGCGACGACGACGCCGAAGCCGCCAGAAAATCATGGCGGGATCATTGTGGTAGTAGGCAACAATGGGGTCTCCGGGAACATACGAAGTTGGCGGAGGAGGACGGAATGCTGTTCCAGGAGGCAACTTCGCTGCTTCCTGGGCTATGGCATTGGATTGTGCAATGCTATAGCCCAATGCTCCCAAGCCCGTAGCAACCATGACCGCGGCAGCGCCAGCGGGTATCCAAGGGGACATACCGGTGGCAGCTGCGGCAGCAACAGGGTTGGGTGAGCCAGGGGTGGACTGTTCAAACTGCTTGTTACGATCGGCCATCTCCTGCTCGAGTTTGGCCATGTCTTCATCAGTAAACTTATCCTGGTGGTATTGTTCTGTGCGGTCATTCATGGGTACGGAAACCATAGTGTCAGGTGAGCTCGGTGGTGCCTTGGGGGCCACCTCATAACCAGTACGGCTGGTGGTGGGATTGCTGTTCAGCCAATTCACCACATCAGCAGTATTAAAGTTAGGAGGTGTCCAACCAGGGGGTCGAGCAGCTGGCCATTCACTCATTAATTAGTGGATGAGGAGGCAACTGGCTCAATGAGCTCAACTTCATAGGCGACATATAACTCGCCTGGAATGGTTGATGTGGTGACACTATTGTTTCCATAGGAAAGACGGCATGGGACAGAAGTGTTGTCAATAGTAGAACCAGACAACGCAAGTGTCCCAATACCACCAGTGGGAGCACCTGTAAGAGCAAGCCTGGTAGCAGCATCAGTATTACGGATGACGTACCAAGGTAGGGAGAACCGAGAGCAGTCGGCGTCAACATAAATGTTGGCATCAGCGGCGAGATTTCGATCAAACGCCTTTTCGTTACTAACCGTACCCCCAAACCATGCCGGGCCACTGCATGAGTTCTCACTCTGCATTACCTCAGCTAGGGTAGTGGGGGCGGCATCAAGTGGGTCATAGGAAAGTCGTATCCATACTTTCCCAGCAGTGCTGGTTGGGCAACTCCCTGAAAAGAAGAAGCGCAATCGCAGAAACCGAAACTTGTTGTAATTCCTAGCTATAGAGGATAGCCAGGGGAAAACAGAGGTGATGCCAGGATTTAGGTTGACGCTGCTCTCCTGAAAAGCAGCATTTCCAGTTTGGAAACTGGAGATGAGTTCATAATTCTTACAGACGGCGTTTGGGCCGTTCATAACCATGGACGGGAGATTAGCTCTCCGCCCACGGTTAACCTCCCCGTATCCCACAGGAGGAGCGAGTCCTGGGGGTCGAACTACCACATTGCTAGCTTGGGTATTCATAATAGGCCTTCTCTTAGCCTTCTTCGTTTTAGGTTTTCTTCGTGATCTTATCATATTTGTATTGGGTCCCGCAATATGACAAACGGGACTGTACATGTTGAGTACCCACCTCTGGGCAGGGCCGTGCAGTCTCTCGGCATTCTGGTTAGCACGTAAATATTTACCCCAATAAGGGAACGTTTTGGCCTGTTTAATACTCAACACCCAATCCAGTTATAGACCTGGAGTCTCACAGCCAAGGTGGTAGGAAATCCGGTGAGTCCAGACTCACCGGATTGTAAATAGGAGTGTAGGAGTCGTAATATGTCTCAAGACACATCTGCTCCTCTGGAGTACACCCAAAGGCTAGATAAAAAGAATGCCTAGCCTCTGGGGATACTGTGGTGACTGTACGATGCATACCGTGGGCAAATACCCGAAGGCCTGTCTCATGGACTGAGTCAAGTCCTATCTCCTTTCCAAGTGCACCAGCACGTTGAAAGGAACGATAATACGATTGTAAAACAGGCATCCCACCGGTAAGTGAGACACCTGAGTCGCCCACCGCCTTCATCCAGCCATAATAATAGCTCTTGGAGGAAAGTGGCTTGATACTGATAGCGTCCTTAGAGAGGGAAGCGGGAAAATTCCGAACCATGATATAATCTGAGCCATCGTAAACCGGGTGTGTCTGGCAAAACTCAATTTGCTCAAATTCATACACGGGTGACTCAACTTTCATGGTAAAGCCCATCTCTAAGAACCACTTGCCAAGATCATTAATCCGATCGAGGTAGTAACTTTCAAATATCAACACGCAGTCATCACCATTATTGGCGAGAGAAAACTTGGGGAGCCGGTCACTACAAAATGAATGGACAAGGGCACACATGATAATACAATTACCCAGTGCCGTATTCATGTCTCCACTCATTCTACAGCCATCAACCGAGTACTCAAGTCTTCCGTCGGTACAATAACCCACACCTTTGTTGGAGATCTGCCATTCCAGCAGACGCATCAACTCAGGGTCATTCCTAAACACATGATTATAAATGGAGTGTTCCCACTCTAATGCCTCACGGCTGACGTGTTGGTCAAAGCGACTAGCGTCAAGGCCAACAGCCACCGGAGAGCGGTACTTGTCCCACTTATTCCTCATGATCTTTCCACTTTGTGCAGCATTAAATCCCTTGAAAATGGTTGGTTCATGGAAGATTCTTGCCACAGCCTGATATAAACTCTTCTCGATAGGCTTCAAATACCTACCGACTTCAACATTGTAACGAGGGTCTCGAGGCTGAATAACCCTAGGGTCTGGATCAACTTTGTCTTTGAGGCAGATTTTCTCTGCCTTAACGAAGGCCTTAATTCTGGCATCTTTGCGTGTGACTGATTGTAACTGCAAAGATTCCGCCGCCAATGTGTAAATTGTCTTCCTGCGACCCTCATATAGACTGGGGAAATCCAGCCGAGGGATGGGGGTGGTCGATGGAAGATATTTACACATGCGGTCTTTAAAAGAATTAAGTCTACTATAAGCGCCTTCACAGGGCCTAGGGGTGGGATGAAAAAGACCATCTTTACCCTTGACATAGAAAACTCTAGTCAATAAGGCCCGGGACAAATTTACAATATTGGAGTGATGGACGGTGTAATTGATCGGCATAGCCATGCCACCAATCTGATAGTACCGTCTCTCACGAAAGGAGCCACCCTTAGTTTTAGATATCCTCAATGTGGGATGCAAGAGGGAGGACTCTTGACATTGCATCCCGGATATCACACCAAGGCGCCCCTAGCTTGGCCGTGAAACAACGACCCCCCGACCTGAGCGAGTGGAGAAACGTTGTTCATAGCGAGCTACCTGCATGGTCGCAGTATCGGTGTATCCCACATAACGATCACAAATATCATGATCGTTTGGAAGGAAAAACATAGAAACGGTACTGTCAAGCATTGTGGCAATGTGGACATTACGCAAGCCATGTGCACGAGCAGTGTCGCGCATCCACTTACGAACCATTAGTCGATTTGCCTCAATATTCTTGAGCAGTCCAAATTCAGCTTTAGCCTCCAAAATGAGACGCGCCGTGTACCTGATTCTAGCTGGACGACCAGAACCAATCACCTCCTCCACTAGAGATTCATCTGCGTTTGTGACTTCCCTCATCACATCGGCAACATGAGTCTCCACCTCAATGGGCACATAGATTGGCTTGGGGCGATAAACGCCATAACAAATCACAATGAGAGTTACGAGTATAGCAACTTGGATGATAACTTGGGGCTGCATCTGGATTTGGCAGGCCTCAAAGAGGACCCACCCCCGAT